AGGATATAAGCATTAGCTAAAGGTGCTAATTGTTGTATTATGCTAGGTGCAACATAACGACCACTTACCATTTGACCTTGTGGTTGTTCTAATGCCCTTGATTGCAATAAATCTGCAAGTTTCTTCTGTCTTTCAAGAGCCAATATTTCAGGTGCATTTTGATCAAGATAGGGAGATTGTGCCATTATGCTGTCCTCAATAGTTTTACTAGTGCATTTGTGTCTTGCACAGGTGATGCTTGTTGTCCAAAGTTAAATGGATTTTTTTGATTATAAATAGCTGGAGTCATTGTTTGAGGCATTTGTGTACCTCTTAGAATATTTGCCATGTTTGATTGTTGTTGTGATGCTTGTGCAGACCTTAATGATTGTGGTAATGAAGATTTTAATATATTACTGAGTAACTTAGGCTTTGTTAAAGGTGAAGTATCAGGTGTTTTATACATGGTTTTATCAGATTCTAAATCTTGAACTGTTAAACCACTTAAACCTGTAGGTGCTAATACTTGTGCTAATGTTTGTTGTCCTAAACCTTGTCCAGACCCAATAATAGAACCTATACTACCCAACTCGGTACCACCTATACCACCACCACTTAAAGGTAATAAATAATTACCTGAAAGTTGATCTAATGCACCTATATTTGAGTCTGCACCACCACCCACTAAGTTACTTACTGTATTGTAATTAGCTGATACTTCAGGATTTGCCGTGCTATAAAAAGGATTTAATCGGTTAGTTGCTGCATCTTGGCTCAAACTTGTTCCTTGACCCATTTGATATGTGCCTTGATCAGTATTTTGTATAGGTGTGTCAAGTCCACCTAAATCTAAATTTGTATATAAGTCTGTTAATGGCGGTACATTTGAATTAGCCAAGTTTTGCATTGCTTGACCTGTGTACATATCATCTGCTGTTAATGGGTCTGCACCAACACCATCAGCACCACTACCTAAATAAGATAACCCTGCACTTGTTGCTAATGCTAAAGGATTAAATTGACCAGTTATACCTTGCTTTATAGCATTTATACCTGTGTTTAATGCTATATTGCCACCTACATTTCCAAGTCCTGTAGCAGCACCTAAAGCCTGACCAAGACCAGGAAAAGCAAGACCTGACATGGATAAAAGACCACCTGCTACATTTCTATAAAAATTTGCACTACTATTTTTTTTACTTTGATATTGTGATTGTTCACGACTTACGACTGGATTAACAAAACCTTTAGGGTCAGTAGATACATAATTATTAAAGAAACCACTTGAATTACGATCATCTGCAACTACATTAAAAATGCCTTTGTCAGCATCAATTGCTTGCACTTGCCCTTGAACAGTTTGACCTGTTCTTGCATCTTTTAAATCATACCCAGTTATTAACGATTTAGGAAAATCTTCTCCTGAACTAGCAACTTCATAACTGACAGGTACTATCCTTAATTGACCTGTATTAATTTGGTCTATTATTCTTTTTTGATCTTCATTACCTTCGTCAAAAGTATTTACTCCTTGGTTATAAGGAGTTTCTCTTGTTTGTATAAAATTACTTGGGTCTGCATAATAAGCATTTTTTAATTCTTGTTCTCTACTTGCAAACCGTTGAGCATAAGATGGTGCTTCAGCATCTCCTATCTGATAATCTTCCATTAGCCCATACTGTGGGTCAATTCTTTTCAAAATAGGCAATATCTGTTGCAAATCTGCTCTGTTTAAATCTATTTCCTCTTGTCCACCATCATAACCTTCATAGACATATCGCAAAGGCGACTTTATATAGCCTCTTTGCGTTGCTTGTTGTTGCATGAATTCTTCTAGTGTCATTTAATCATAACTCATAGTCTGCCACCAATCTGGCTGAACATTACTAATGCCACCAACATCAAATAAAGCATTAGGATTAACTGAAGGAGTCCCTCTAAATAAATCAGCCCATAAACTAGAATTAGTTAATCCAGTTAAACCTTGTGAGCCTAGATTCAATAATCCACCTAATGTGCTATTTGGCCCTGTTCCACCTAATATTGCACTTGCACCTAATCCTGTTAAACCACTTAATGTAGCTTGCTTTTGGGCTGCTTGTGCGTTTGCTCTTGCAATATCTGTAGCGTTTTGACTTGTATAAGCACTTAAATAATCAGGCCCTGCTACGGCTGCTTGGTTATAAGGATTAACATAGCCTGGTGTTGTGGCTGCTCTTAATGAACCTAAAGATGAAGTTGGTAACTGATATTGAGTTAAGCCTTGACCAAAATTAGCTTGTCTTGCTGCATTACTTGCTTGTGTTCCTGCTAATTGATTAGCAAATCCTTGCTGTCCTAGTGCGTTATTAAATGCAGTATTACCCAAGTTCATGGTGTTCTGTTGTCCAAGTGCAGTATTACCAAAATTACCTGCAGCTAAATTTTGATTAAACATTTGATTCTGAATCTGTGAACCAGCTAATTGTGCTTGATTTAATAAGTCATTTTGTTGTTGTGCTATCTGTGTTTTTGCTCGTTTATAAGCCTCAGAGCCTGGCATTATTCCTTGATTAGCTAACTGTGCATCACTAGCTTCATTCTGTTGTTGAATCTGTGGATTTAAACGACTCATCAATAAACCAGTTGCTTTATCCCATCCTTCCATACCTGTACCTTGTACAGATGTTTGTAAGTTAGGTGCTTGTCCTACTCCTTGGAACTGTGGCCCTTGTCCTACCATTTGATTCTGATATTGACTTACATCAAAAGGTTGTGCAAAGTTTTGTTGTATTTGACCTGATAAGCTATTTATGGCATTTTGATAAGGTTGTGCAATAGTTTGATTTGCACTCCATATTGGATTTCCTTGTGCATCTGTACCTGTCTGTTGATACTGTAATCCACCAAAAGGAGTCTGTTGATTAACACGATTAGCAGCAGTTGCTTGTAATGCACCAGCTAAATTACCTTGAGCATTCGCTTGTGCAGCTTGTACAAAAGGATTAGAAGAATTAAATTGACCTGTCTGTGGTTGTCCAAATGGTGTTTGACCCATGAAATTAGGTTGCACAGATTGTGTATTCACAGGCTGTCCTTGAGGTTGTTGTCCCATACTAGGGTTCTTTAAGAAATCCTCATACGATTGATTTTGAAGATTAGCTATGTTACCTGAACCAAAACCTCCAAAGGGCATCATACGATAATCATCAGTTCCAAACTGTGGCATATTATTTAAGTAGCTTTGATACTGTGGTGACTGATAATATGCAGAATTAAAATTTGAAATATTGGGGTTTTGTGGAGTTGGCAATCCACCTTGTTGTCCTAACCCCATTAACCCTTGACTTTGATCAAATAAACCCATAACTTTCTCCTGTTAAAAGAAACCAAGTTATCGGTTTTAACGATTATACTCGATTTTCTTCAAAAACTATATAACTCCACCAGCTTCCATAACAAAATCGGTAGATGTCCAATGTACTTCAATTCCTTGACTTGCAATACTTAAATTTAACCCTGCACAGTAACCAATTCCTGTCACTCCTTGCCAATCTTTATTAAGTGTTAATGTTCCACCCCATATTGCTTGATCCCACAGACTTGTGTCCCATTTACCTAGATTCAATGGACTAGGACTAAATTGCACAGCACCTAGGTTATTCTGTTCTTGAAAGTCTGTCGATACATTGCATAAAACGCTTGGTATGCCATTATCTGTTAAGAACATAGGTCTTACCATTGTGAATCTTTTTTGTTGCCCTCTGGTCTCGAAATAGTTATAAGCTTGTTGAACTTGACCTGTGATGTTATTACCATTATCAGCATAAGTATCCCAAAACTTACCTACATAACCATCACCACCAAAATACATTTCATTAGAACTCATTTGAAAGGTATAAGCCTCAATGCCTGTAAATCTTGCCCATGACTTTGTAATAGAGTGCATGACATACTGTTCCATACCTGTAAAAGTCGGAATATTTAATATCAACATATTCTTACCAGCATAATATGAAATTTGCCAATTAGGTAGACTTGAAAATTGACTCGCTGCTTGACTTACAGCATAGTAAATCTTATCTGTAAGATTAACTCTAGGGTCTAATCGTGAGGACTGTAAAGCACTAGCAAGTGGTACAAGTCCATCTTGAGTAAGTAAAAGAACATCACCACCCCATTTGAAGAAACATCTTCTTGTAAATGTTTGACCTAATTGCCATACTCCTTTTAATGCCCAAGTCAATGCACTACTAGGATCAGTACCTAAAAAGACGATTGTTTCACCATTACTTGTTACAAATACAGCGTAATCATCTGCACCTTCGCCAGCGTCTATTGTCCATGTTGCCATTGCTTGTAAATAGCCACCATTTCTTGCAATACTACCGAAATCTAACTGACTTGCTGCACCACCGAT